GGCCTCGCGCCCCGTGCGCGCGCTGACCTCAGCCCAGAGCGTGCCGCGCGCCTCCCAGACCTCTGTGACCCCACCCGCGCCATCAGGCAGACGCACCGCCCCTTCCAGAACGAGGGGTCGGTTCAGCCTCGGGCGCGCCATCACCGCGCGCCCCCGCCCAGCAACCGCACCGTGCGATAGCGCTCGATCAGGCTCGCCACGCCAAAGGGCATGCAGCCGCTACTCAGACCCGTTTCATGCCGATATTCATAGTAATGCGCCGCCAGCATCAGCACCGCTTGCACCAGATCGGCAGGCAAATCGCTCCAAGCCGCGCCATAACCGGCGCGGAACCGGATATCCGCCACACCGCCGCGTTCAATCGTGGGCAAAACTGCCGCAACGGGCCGCAGAACCGGCCGGTGCGCATCCTGCTCCAAACGGTAAAGCGCCGGATCAATCACCTCGACCTCATCAGCCCGGTTGCGCAGGCTCAGGCTCAGCACCGCACGCACCGGCGCCACTGGAAGCGCTTGTCCCGCCGCATCGCGCCACACGCGTAGCGCCCATGAAAACTCTCGCTCCAGCAACACCTTGCCGGTGCGCCCCTCGATCCCGGCCAGCGCCGCACGCAGAAAACTCTCCAGAACCGGGTCCTGGATATCGTCATCCGCAAACCCCGTGCCCAGCCGCAGATGCGCCTTGAATTCCGCCAGCGGCAGCGCGGCCGGGGGCGCCGCGGTTTCTTCGATTAACATCATGGACCTACTCCATATATCCCGGACCCCTCCGGTGGTTCAGGCGCGCGCCATCCGGCGTTGCACGGACGGAGGGGAAAGCTGGACAACGCCACACCCGAACGGCACGCGCCTCGGGACGGGGGCCACCACACCCCCAACCCTCTTCGCAGCCCCTTACGAGACGGCGAATTTCAAGAGCTTGATGGCCTTGAAGTCAGACACATCGCCGCCCACCCGCTTGGTCGCGTAAAAGAGGACATGCGGCTTGGCGCTGTAGGGATCGCGCAACACCCGCAGATCCGGGCGCTCGGCCACCGTGTACCCGGCATGGAAATCACCAAAGGCAATGGCATTGGCCCCGGTGGCAATATCGGGCATATCCTCGGCGATCAGCACCGGATAGCCCATCAGCCGCGCAGGCTCTCCCGTCGCCAGACCATCCGACCACAGGAACCGCCCATCGGCATCCTTCATCTTGCGAATGGTGCCTGCGGTCTTGGAATTCATCACGAAGGTGCCATTGGCGCGGTATTGCGCGCCCAAGGCATAGACCAGATCAACAATCGGCTCAGGCCCGGCTATCGCGCCCGCAACGCCGGTCGGCACATAGCCCAAATTGCCCCAGACCCAGACGTCATTGTCTACACTCGGATGCGTCAGAAATCCGCGCGGCTTGTCCACACCGTCGCCCGCCACGAATGCCGCCGCTTCGGCGCGCGCAAACTTGTCAGCGATACGCCCCGCCAGCCAGCCCTCGACGTCAAAGGCGCTGTCATCCAGCAGCCGCTGGCTGGCTTTCGGCAACGCGCTCAACTCATGCAGCGCGATGCTGATGCGGTCGATCACCGGCGTATCGCTCTCGGGCACCGTGCCGCTTTCCGTGGCCCAGCCATGGCCCACATCGGTGTGATCCACCAGCACGTCAAAGCTGGTGGCCTCGACCGCTACGACATTGGCCACCGCCCGGATCGACGCGGTCGTGCTCAGCACCGAACGGATCGTTTCGGCAGTCTGCGGATCGACCAGATAGCCACCCTCGCCCGCAATCGCGGTATTGAGCGCCTTACCTTCCAGCTCCAGACCCCGCAGCCCGTCATCGTCGCCGCCGCGCAGATAGGCGTCAAACGCCTTGCGATGCGGCGCAGACCCGTCAGAGGTCGCGGCAAGATGTGGACGCGCAAGGGCGATGGATTTGCGTTCAAACATGGTCATTTTCTCTTCTTGCTGTTGCAGTCGATTGTGAATTTCGGCTCGAAAGCCGCTGAATTCGCTCAGAAAACCCGCCACTGCGGATTTCACCTCGGCCACCGGAGACAGATCTTCCCCGGCCCGAGCCTTTGCTTGGGTTGTCATCATTCCATCCTTCAGATTGGGTCGTCGCTCGGGCGCTACACCTGCGCCATCTCCCGGCGGGCCGCGTCAAACGCCGCCGCCATCTCGCGCAGGGTTTGGGCCTCCGGGGCATCGCCCTTGGCCATCACCCGCGCACTGGGCAGCATCGGAAATGTCACCAGCGACACCTCCCACAGCTCCAGTTCCCGCAAGAGCCGCTGGCCCTTGTCATTCTTCGCCGCGCGCAGCGTCCGATAGCCGATACTCAGCCCGTCAATCGCCCCGGCGGCAATCAGCGCCGCCGCCTCGCGCGCCTTTTCCACACTCTCTAGCAGCCGCCCCTTGACCCAGAGACCGCGCGCATCCTCGCGCACCTCGTCCCAGATCCCGATCGGCTGCGCCGGATCATGCTGCCACAGCATCTTGACCCGCCGCCCCTCCTTGGCCAGCCGCCCGAGAGAGGCCGCATATGCGCCCCGCTCGACAATATCGCCGCCCTGATCGGGCGCGCCAAACAGGCTGGCATAGCCCTCGATCTGCCCCGCCTCGCTCACGCTCAGCACCGCGCCATCCAGCCGCGCGAACTTGCGCTCCAGCCCTGTCTCCATCTCCATCCGCCTCATCCTTTCGCTCTGCCTCACCCCGGCAATGCCGCCAACAGCGGCTGAAACGCCTGCGCCAGAATCGCCGCCACCACGCCGTAAACCGCCAGCCATAACCGGCGCTCCAACCGCTCCAGCGCCGCCTCCATCCGCTCCAACCGCTCGGTCATCGCGCGGGTCTGCAACTCCGAGACCCGCTCATGCGCCTCCAGCCGCAGCCCCGGCGCGCAGTCGAACGCCTCGAACCCATAGCGCGGCGGCGGCGCGCCCCGCTCAACCATCCGCCTCCTCCGCCGCCACGGCAGGCAGGCCCAACAGGCTGCGCTTTTCCGCGTCACTCAGAAACTCCGCCGCACCCACCCGCGCCCATTGCGCATCGCGCTCCGCCGCCAGCGCCGGCACCTGATCCAGATCGGGGGCAAGATCCAGCGCCTCGCCACTCATCCGCCCCAGCCAAGCCGAGATCGTCGCCGCCACACGCATGGCCAGCGGCAAAACCGTCAGCCGGTAAAACGCCCGGTTCGCTTCCTGGTAATTGGCAAAGGTCGCATCGCCCGGAATACCCAGCAGCATCGGCGGCACGCCAAAGGCCAGCGCAATCTCGCGCGCCGCACTCTCCTTGGTCTTCTGGAATTCCATATCCGAGGGGCTGAACCCCATCGGCTTCCAATCAAGCCCGCCTTCCAGCAGCATCGGACGCCCAGCATTGCGCGCGCCCTGATGATGCGCCTCCATCTCACTCACCAGCCGGTCATATTGATCGCCCGACATCGCCCCCTGCCCATCAGCCCCCTTATAGACAATCGCCCCCGAAGGCCGCGCGGCATTGTCCAAGAGTGCCTTCGACCAGCGGCTCGCGGAATTATGCACATCCACCGCCTGCGCCGCCGCTTGCAGGGGTGACAGCCCATAATGATCATCCTGCGGATGAAAGCTCTTGATGTGGCAAATACAGGGTACGCCCTCGCGCACATCGAACCGATGCTTGCGCCCCGCCACGGCATATTCATAGGCCACCGGCCAGCCATCCGACCCCGGCACCACGCTCATCCGATCCGAGCGCAGCACATGCAATTCCACCGGCACGCCGCCCGCGCCCACCGCCTCGACATAGGCATTTCCCGTCAACAAGAGCTGGCCGTAAAGCGCCTCGAAAAGCTCCGCCCGCCCCTGCGCCGGGTTGGGGCATTTGATCAGGCTCAGCACCGGATGCACCGCAAATCGCTGCTCGCAACCCTGCAAGATGAGCGGCAGCGCCGCCGCCGCCTCGGCGATCATCTTGACACAGCGAAACCCCACCGGATTGCCAGCAAAGCCGGTGCGCGTCAGGCTGACAGTATCGCGCGGGCTCCAGGCCACGCGCCCCGCCCCATGCCACGCCATCACGCGGCCCGTGGCACTTGCCTTCTGCTCGGGCACCGCGTCCGGCGCAGTGCCACCTTGCCGAAAGAAATCCAGTATCATCGCGCTGCTCTCCTTGATCCCGCTCATGCCAGGCCTCTTGCCCGCTTGAGAGGCATCAGACCGTCAAAGGTTTAAGGAAAGTAAATCAGACCGTGCGCGGGCCC